ACTCAAGGATCCAGCCAACCAGCTTACCGTCAAGGAGCGTCTAGAGATGTTCAAGAAGGAGTTCCCAGGTAGTGAACTGGTCATCAAAGAGTTTCCCACGGGGCAAGCTTCTATCAACACGATTAGAAACCTACTGGTGCAGCTAAAGAACTATGAAGATTTCGAGCCTGACCTTCTGATCGTGGACTACCTTGAGCTTCTCCGCCCCACCAGGGAGCTTCAGCAGGAGTATCAAGCCCAGCAGAAGGTTGCTGAGGAGCTTCGAGGTGTATCCATGGAGCACGATTTCCTAGTATGGACTGCAACGCAGACCAACAGGCAAGGCAGGATGGTCAAGATCATCACTGACGCAGAACTAGGAGACTCCTATGGTAAGATCAGGACATGCGATTTTGCTATGTCCCTGAACCAGTCCGAGGAGGAGTTTGATGAAGGCAAGATGAGAGGCTATGTCATCAAATCTCGGAATGGTAGGCCACGGTTCACTGTCCCCATGGAGGTGGACTACGGCGTGCTCCGAATGTCCGAAGGGGACGAAGTGTTCTCAGGAGAATGATATGAAAGAGAAGCCAGTTCATCCCATGAAGATCTTTACTGGATCCAAGACCTTCATGATTGAACAAAAATCCTTGGCAAAGGACCAACTTCACGGCGATGTTGATTTTGCTAAAGCTATTTTGCGAATCGACCCCAACCAATCCCTAGAGGATTACAAGAATACCCTACTGCATGAGATTATTCATATAGGCTACGATATGTTTGGGCTGGGAAGCGATGATGATATGCCCACCATCCAGAACGAGTTCCTAACAATGGTAACTGGTAACATGCTTAGGCTATTTGCTAATCTAAACCCAGAACTGTTTGAGTATATCTTCGAGCGCCCTAAATAATTGGGGTGCTATTATGAAAGACTTAGAACTAAGGGATATATTAGACAGAAGGAGATCTCCACTGACAAAACTTTCTGTGTATACTAACGGTAAGTGGAGATTCGCGTCTGTTCAGGGTGCAAACTTTATTTCAGATGGAAATCAAAACATTTACAGAGGGAGGACGAGGTTTGCTCTCCTTCCTAACAATGTAAATGATCCAAAAAGAGGCAGCTTATTTGGGGAGCCTGGAGATTATATCGGGATAGATTCTACTGGTGAACTTAGTCTAATTACTAAAGCTCAGTACCTACAAAGGTTCCCAGAAAGACGCTCACCAAGAAGACCTCCCGATACTTCGAACAAGCTGAAGGATCCAAATTATATTACAGAAATCGTGAGAGGATCCACCCCAGCGCCCTCTAATAGTAGACCTACAACAACATACACTCCCCCTACTGGCGGCTCAAGTGGTGGAACCTCGGGTGGTTCTCCTGGCGGTGGGGGAGGCGGTTACTAAAACTACTATGGAAGACCTCACTGTACTACTAGAAGATTTCACTTGGGAAAACTACAAAGACATCAGCGATGCTGTTGTCAAGTTTGACGAGTACAACATCGACAACGAAATGTTCCGTCAGGCATCTATCTACTCATACTATTATGGGCTGATGGGTGCTGCAAAAAAGCGCATGAATGATCTTGACACTGAGCTTGTACGACTCTCGTCCACGCTTCGTCGGGATTACAAGGCTGGATCTACGGTCAAGCTTACGGCCAAAGATCTTGATGATCTAGTCTTTGCGGACAGCAGCTACCAACTGGCAGTATCAGAAGTAAATGATGCTACCTTCAAATACGAACTTCTCAAGGGCCTCGTTCGCGCTCTTGAGCAGAAAAAGGACATGCTCCAACAGGTCTCCGCAAATAAGCGAGAAGAGACTAAACTTTACAAGTGATCCCACTATCATACTACACTAACTAGGAGAAACTACTATGGCTATTGATCTAGACGCACTACGCAGAAAGCACGAACAACTCAACAATCCTGGTGGTTCGAGCAACAACAACTCGGACTTCCTCAACAAGTTCTACCAAATCCCTGAGGGGACCAACTCTGTCCGCATCCTGCCTTGGCGTGATGATGACAAAGAGTTCTATGCCGAGACTAAGATCCATCGTGTCCCTACGGGCGACGGTCAGGTAAAGAACATTCACTGCCGCAAGGTTCACGGGGAGAACTGCCCCATGTGTGACCTTTACTACGCCCTGTGGAAGACAGGTCGCAAGGAGGACGAGGATCTTGCTCGTCAGATCAAGCCCCGTGCTCGTTACTACATGAACATCATGGATCGTGAGTCTGGTGATATCAAGATTCTGTCTGTGGGTGTCATCCTGTTCAAGAAGATCATCGGTGCTATGCTCGATGAGGACTTCGGTGACATCACTGATGTTGAGTCTGGTCACGACTTCAAGATCGTGAAAGAGATGGAGGGGCAGTGGCCTAAGTACGACCAATCCGCACCCAGGCCCAAATCCTCGCCTCTAGGTTCTAAAGCTGAAGTTGCTGCCAGCATGGATAGCCTTCATGAGATCCATGATCTCGTCAAGCTTGAGGATTACGAAGAGGTTAAACAAGCGGCCCAAGCACTCACTGGTGTTTCGGCTCCCCAAGGTAACACCAAGCAATCCGAAGAGGTTTCGGATGGTGACTACCTATCCAAACTTCAAAGCTGATTATGAAAAATATTATTCTATCCCTGGCAGCAGTCTTCGTCATCATGACTGGGCTTACTTCCTGCCAAGTTCTTAGTGATCTCTTCGGTGAGGACACTGTTGTAACCACTCCCTCTCAACTAGTAGAGGGTGCTGAGATGGAGCCTGTGCCCCTTGATACTCTTCCCGCCTCTGTGGTTGGTGAGATTCCTGAGGGCACCCAACTTGTCCTGGCGAGTCGTGATGATCTTCTGGAGGAAGGAGCCTATGTTCCCTTCTCTCCTGGCGAAGGAGACGCAGCAGGTATTCTTGATGCTCTTTTTGGTCTAGGCTCCGCATTCATTCCAGGTCTAGCTGCTTGGGAAGGTGTGCTCACGCTCATCAGTCGTCGAAAGCGTAAGAACTATGCCAAGGCTATCAAGGCCATGGTTCCCACTGACAGCAATGTCGATATCGCTGGAACTATTCACGGTGTAGCTGCTGCTATTGGTGTAAGCCACACCTCTGAGGCTAGTGAACTTGCTGCCGAAGAAGACGACGAAAAAGCCTGAGTTCGTATAACACTCTAGCTATAATAGGAGGACACCTATCGTGGGTGTCCTCCATTTTTTTATCATGAAAGAGAAACTAAAGATACTTGCTTGCCCAGCAAACGAAGGAGGCTGTGCATACTATAGAATTATATCTCCAATCAGAAAGCTAGAAGAGCTTTATGGAGATCATGTTGAGGTTCGATGGAACAAAAACCCTTTGGGTATTGATGAAGGCACAGGGGGCTGGCAGGAAGACTGGGACTTCGAAGATATGAAGTGGGCTGATATTGTTTTCACGCAGAACCTATCAAACTTCGGAGGAAACTACACAGCCAGGATTGTAGGAAAGGCAAAAGAGTTTGGAAAGATTGTTCACTATGATACAGATGATCTTTTGACAAACATTTATGAGGGTCATCGTTTGTACAATGTGTACAAAGAGAAGGGGCTTGAAGATATTACCAAGTTTATTTACAACAACGCAGATCTAGTAACGGTCACTCAAAGAAAGTTTGCTTCAAGAGTCGCCCCATACTGCAATCCAGACAACACGCTGGCTATTGTAAAAAATAGTATCGACTACAATCTTCCTTGCTGGAACATGGAGCGCGTTCCAAAGCCAAAGAAAAACTTCACTCGCTTTGGTTGGGTCGGAGGTATTCACCATGAGCAGGATCTTAAATACTTCAGTGGCGTCCCTCATTTTGTAAACCAGAGAATCGGCAGAGAGAACTGTCGCTGGGACTTCTATGGGCACCCACCTCCACAAACACCCAAGGACGACTGGCAGATAGATGTGTGGAAGCGGTATAGACAGATCATCTTGAGAGGATTCAGAGGACAAGCCAACTGGAGAATCCATTACGCGCAGTCAGCCGACCGATATGGTCAATTCTACACAGACATGGACATCGCACTGGCACCTCTTGAGATGAACGAGTTCAACGACTCCAAGTCCGAGATTAAAGTTGCTGAGTGTGGTCGTTATAAGATCCCTCTGGTCGCCACAAACTGTGGAGCCTACGACGAGTGGATTGAGGATGGAGAGACAGGATTCCTGATTGATCCCAAGAAGCCCATCGCAGAGTGGACCAAGATTCTTACAAAGTGTGCTAAGAACCCTGATATGGTAAAACGAATGGGAGAGAATCTACATCAGAAAACTGAAGAAGCCTTCAACATGAATAAGGTAGTGGGAGAACGCCTCGATCTATACAAGGAGCTACTAGGTGTCAAAGAAGGTTAAGATAGTCAGTGGCTGGTCAAACCCTGGGGGCGGAACAGTGGCGCATATTGCTCTAACTAATTTGCTAAATGAGAATGGGTTTGATTGTACTTTTTATGGACCTCATGATTGGCACCTTGATAAGTGTCAGGGTGGGAAACTAAACGATGTGTCCATTGGAGTGCATGATTATCTTATCACACACTTCATTCAAGTCAACAAGAATGTAAACTGCAAGAAGCACATCTTGTATTGCCATGAGAAGGACTTGTTCCCTTTGGCAAAAATGGATCTAGCGCAGTATGACACGATTGCATTCGTAAGTAATCTACAAAAGCAGTGGCATAGTGTCAACCATCCATCGGTCGTTATACCTCCCCCAGTAGAGAAGTTTGAGTGGACTCAACCCTCCAATAATTTTGCTGGTGTGGTAGGGAGCATTGACAAAAATAAACAGACCCATAAATCTATCACTAGAGCCATAAAGGATGGTTATGAAAAAGTTCTACTATTTGGAGATGTAACAGACATGCCTTACTTCAACGAAGAGGTAGCTCCCCTAGTGGAGTCAGGCAAGGCTGTTCTGATGGGTCATGAGGACTCGCGTGAGGCTCTGTACGGCCAGATCAGGGAGGTGTACCACTCATCCCTTAGCGAGACCTACGGGCTCGTAGAAGGCGAGTGTAGGCTCTCTGGGATACCCTTCAACGGAGAGAGTAATGGACAGGATATTGTAGACAACCAGGAGATAGTCGAGAGATGGAAAAAACTATTGATCTGACTCAAACAACTAATTATGTGATCAATGTAGATTCCGCTACCGAGTCCCTTATAGAATGCTCAACGGTACTGGACAGCCTAGGGATACCCTTTCAGAGGTTTTCTGCTGATACAACGCCTTCGCCCCCTAATCCGTATGGAACACACTTTGTCGGCTGCGCCATGTCACACCTGACTCTGTTGAAAAATATGAAACCGAACACCGTGGTATTCGAAGACGATATTGTTCCAACACAGTTTGTAACCACACAGCTTATGATTCCTGAAGATACAGATATGGTTTACCTAGGTGTGTCAAACCACGGAACTCTTCGCAATCACAACTTTGCTTACCCAGGACTGGTGATGGCGAGTCAAGAAACAGAATCAATGAAGAGGGTTTATAATATGTGTGGAACCCACGCCATGCTTTTCTTGAGCCAAGAGTACATTGATGCTGCAATTGAAGTAATTGAATCTTTCTTGAATCGTCTTGTTCCCTGCGATGTTGCACTAGCGTCAATACAAAAAGACTTTAAAGTCTTAACACCCAATGATCCCTTGTTCTACCAAAAGGATCAACCAGAATTAACTAATTTCACATTAAAAGTATGAATTGCCTACACATTATATTCTCTAAAGACAGAGCATTACAATTAAAAGCTCAACTCGACTCTATCATAAAATTTGTTAAAGGGCCTGTAAAGCATATTGTTCTATACACGCACAGCGACAGACATGAAAAGTCTTATAAAGATCTCATAGAAAATTATTCTGACAAGTTTTTGTTTGTAAAGCAGACAGACTTTAGAGCAAATGTACAAAGCATTGTAACCACCTCGGAACTTCCATATGTTTTCTTCACACCTGATGACGGAGTATTTATTCGAGACTTAGATTTGAGCTTCCTAAGCTCAGAACTTATTAGAGATTATATCTTTAGCCTAAGAATGGGGGAGCATCTCACTGAGTGTCACCCAGCGGGCAGAAAAAAGCAGCAGCTTCCAGAGTTTAAAGAAGATAAAGATACTCTAGTTTGGGACTGGCAAGGTGATTTTGATTGGTCTTATCCTCTGGCTCTAGATGGGCATATCTTTGATTCTAAATTACTTTTAACCTATTCTGCCATGTTTGATTTTAGAACTCCAACTTCGTTCGAGGCAGGACTCCAAAAGTTTGTCCCTATAAACTTCAAAAAAGGAATGTGTCACAGGCAGTCTTCTTTCGTTAGTCTGCCCTGGAACGCTGTCACGGATGAGATGAATAACTTGAACGGCGGGATTAGTAACGAAATCTTCCTGGAGAGATACGAAGAAGGTAAGACAATTCGTGTGGATCACATATATGACACCCTACCCATTGCTTGTCATCAAGAATACCCTCTGGAGTTTGTGTAAGTATGTTAACCGTAAATATATTTGACAGTGAGTTTGATCACTCATTAGAAGAGGATGGTTTTTACACAGCGTCTATGGGAGTAAAACCCACACTGATTGAGTATGTAAAAAACCAACCCGTCTGGGATGGAATAACTTTGTTCACAGAGAGACACCTTCACCAAGCACCTCTAGTAAACTCAAAGATAAAGGTGGCTTGGCTCATTGAATCTCCAGGAATACATCCGTGGGCTGTTGATGTTCTGAATCAGTATGAAAGCTACTATGATTTGATTCTAACATCGCAGGAGGACTTACTGAAGAGGGGGCCAAAGTACAAAAAAGTAACTGTAGGCTCTTGCAGGATAAAACCAGAAAATAGAAGCCCAATTCAAAATAAAACTAAAAACTGCTCGTTAATAGCCTCCAACAAAAAGCAGTTAGAGGGTCATAGACTTAGACATGAAGTTGTGAGCACCTTGAGCGGTTTTGATGTTTGGGGTAGCGGCTACAAATATTTTGATGAAAAAGAGGAAGCACTACAGGACTATAGATTTTCAATCTGCATAATGAATGTCAGCACGAAGAACTATTTTACTGAAATACTTACTGATTGTTTTTTTGTAGGCACCATACCAATTTTCTGGGGCTGTCCCAACCTTGATGACTACTTCAACCCAGAAGGAATAATCACATTTCAAACAGTTGAAGAGTTGCGAGATATCTTACCAACTTTGACAAAAGAACTATATGATTCAAAGCTGGACGCTGTAAAGGACAACTATAATAAGGCACAGAAGTACAAATCTACTGATGATCTAGTAGCGTCTGTCCTGCTGAAAGAATACGAAGATAATTATGAGTTGGGAAGCCACTAAACATACTGCAATACCTTATTTAAACTTTTGTCGAGAAGCAATTAGCGACGATGCTTTGTTTTCTACTTTTAAAGTAAATTCTAAGTATACGCCAATATTGTCCCATGTAAACATCAACGAGGGCTTACAATACCTCAGAGAGGCTGATAGTGATACTCTAGAGCACTGTAAACAAAATGACATGCATGGTGGAGCGCCTCTGTACAATTATGGAACTATAGAGGCTGATCCAACTTCTTTAAGATACGCTAGATTTGTCACTCACATCAGAAACTACTTAGGAGACAACCTGGGTAATGTGCTAGAGATTGGCGGGGGTTATGGTGGTCTATGCCTGTTCGTTAGTAAAACCCTACAGCCAGACTCCTATTCAATCATTGATGATGAAGCGGTGCTGCCTTTTATAGATAAGTACCTCTCTATTCACAACATTCAAAGAGAGACTGGGGAGAAGGAGTATGACACTGTTTTATCAACTTACGCTTGGGATGAGCTTGACGCTCCAACCAGAGAAAAGCATTTTAAGGTGATTGAATCCAGTTCGCGTGGTTATATTATTGGAAAAGATAGTATTCTAGATCAGCACACCTGGGGAGAGAGGTATACTAGAATTGCCGATACGGTAACTCAGAACTACTCAATAATTTATTGGAACGAAACACAAGCATGAAAGTATTAGTATTAGGATCGGAAGGGCAAATAGGTAAGCCCTTGGTAAACCAGCTTGAAGAGCAAGGTCATGAAGTTCGTGGCTGGGATAAAGTTAATGGAGGTCATCAAGATCTTTCAAAACCAGAAAACTATTCACAATTGGAGCGCGATTGCTTTTGGGCGGATAAGGTATATTTTCTAGCTTTTGAGGTGGGAGGTAGCAAGTTTCTAGAAAGTGCAGATAAAAACTTCGACTACATCCAAGAGAATACCCTCCTCATGGCTTATGTCTTTGAAGCGTTACGCACTACTAAAACACCATTCCTGTTCGCATCCAGCCAAATGTCTAACATGCATCACACCAATTACGGCTTTCTAAAAGACCTGGGTGAAAGGTATACAAGATCTCTTTCTAATGGTTGGATTTGTCGTTTCTGGAATGTGTTTGGTGTAGAGCACTGTGAAGAAGAAAAGAGGCATGTCATAACAGACTTCATCGAGGCTGCTAAATCAGGAGCAATTCGTATGAGGACTAGCGGCCAAGAGGAAAGACAATTCCTACATGTTGATGACTGCAATCGAGCACTACTACAGTGGCTAGATGGCGTTTGGGATGACAGGGATCAGTATTATGATATTACTTCATTTTCCTGGGATAGCATTCGAGACATAGCACTCATCATCTCTGATATGATAGGGGGCTGTGAGATCAGTGGAACAGACCTAGAAGATAAGGTACAACTAGGCAAAAAGAATCCACCCTCAGAGTATATCAAAAAGTTTTGGAAGCCTGAGCTTACCCTACAACAAGGCATCAAAAAAGTATACGAGACAATCAAATGAAAACAGCACTAGTATGTGGAGCGGGTGGCTTTATCGGAGGCCACATGGTAAAACGCCTTCAAGAAGAAGGCTACAAGGTAACGGCAGTTGATATCAAGCCTGTTGATGAGTGGTATCAAAACCATGAGGATGCCATTAACTACGATAGGTTTGATCTACGAGAGTCACTACTTGTAGAGAATCTTTTTCGAGCGAAGCAATTTGATGAAGTGTATCAGCTTGCTGCGGACATGGGCGGCGCAGGATACATTTTCACGGGCGATCATGACGCCGATGTCATGCACAACTCTGCCACGATCAATCTAAATGTTGCTAACGCGGTAGCAAGGACTAGCCCAGGCACCAAGTGCTTCTACTCTTCCTCTGCTTGCATTTACCCAGCGCACAACCAGACTGATCCTGATAATCCCAACTGCGAGGAAAGCTCTGCGTATCCTGCCAACCCTGACTCAGAGTATGGCTGGGAGAAGCTATTCTCTGAACGCATGTGGAGATCTTTCGCTCGTAATTATGGGCTTGAAGTTCGCATTGCTAGATTCCACAATATCTTTGGCCCTTACGGCACTTGGGATGGTGGAAAAGAAAAGGCTCCTGCTGCTATGTGCCGCAAAGCACTACAGGCTGAAGCTGGCCGTCTGGAAGTATGGGGTCCTGGAACTCAGACTCGCTCGTTCATGTATATTGACGAGTGTGTGGAAGCAGTTCGTCGCTTGATGGAATCGGATGTTACAGAAGTAATTAACATCGGATCTGACGAGATGATTTCAATCAATGACCTAGCCAGAATGGCCCTTGAACTTGCAGGTAATTCACAAGTAGAGTTAGTCAATATTGATGGCCCTGTTGGCGTCATGGGTCGATGCTCAGACAACTTCATGATTGAAGATCTTCTTGAGTGGAGGCCCACGATGAAACTTCGTGACGGCATGGAAAAAACACTCAAATGGATTAAATCCGAGATGGGTCTGTAGTATAATAAACCATGAACTTCGATGACTATCAAAGAAAGGCTGTAGGCACAGCAATCTATCCGAATCAGGGTGACAACCTTTACTACCCTGCCCTGGGTCTTGCTGGCGAGGCTGGCGAGGTCTGTGACAAGGTTAAAAAGATCATGCGCGACCATGATGGAATGAGAACTCTAGAGCAAGACGAGGAGATTGCTAAGGAGATTGGAGATGTTCTCTGGTATGTCGCCAACCTTTGTGAGGAGCTAGATATTGACATGTCATACGCAGCCGCTGTAAATATTACTAAGCTTGAGTCTCGCAAGATGCGCGGGACTCTCAAAGGTTCGGGGGACAATCGCTGATGCCTATCTATACCTACGAGTGCTCCAAGTGTGGCAGA